CTGTAGATTTTCTCAATCTTAATTTGTAGGTAGTATTTGAATTTACTGTTACTCTAGCCACTATGTCGATAGGTATCCCGCCGTTGTATCCCGGGTCTTGCATTGTTGCGGCCATTAGTTGAGTAGAACTATCAATGATATTATTTGCAGAGTCAGTTATTACGATAGTGCTAAGAACTACGTTACTGTTATTAGAAAGCAAATCAATAAGTCCCTGAAATCTTAATTCCCATTGCTCCCCTGCAACTGTAGGTGCGATTGAAATAGATGCTCCCGAAACATCGGAATAAGTATCTACTGCCGTTACTGTAGTTGTCGAACTGTCCACATACACCGGTGCAGTAGGGAATCTTGTAGCATAAAATAATTGCTTAATGTCCGGGTCCGTTAATTCTGCCGTGAAAGTATCTTGATAAATTCCCGCCGTTGTTGCCCCCACTTTGCGTATCTGCAATTTATAAGTCTTAGCAGAACTTATAGTATCTCTCGCAGTAAGTTGAACTGGGGAAGTGGAATTAACCGCAGTAGTTTTTCTGTCAATCATTAAAAGTATTGCATTATCAATTAAGTTGTTTGATGAATCTACTATCCGCAAATTGGCATAACTTTGAGTACCGGCTGCGGGTACTGCCATTGTTAAAGAGCCTCTAAAGTTAATCTCAACTTTTTCATTAGCTGCATCGGGAGTAACAGTTACACTTGCTCCCGTAACATCGGTCCAAGTATCGTCTGTCCCAATGCTTGTAGCGGATATTGCGCCTCCCGCTACATATACTGAGTCTTGTGGAACTTTAACAGCGTAAAATTTTTGTGAAGTATCCGGGTCAGTTAATGAGCCCGTATAATTTCCTACCCAAAATTGAAAAGAGGTTCCGTTAGTGCCTTTACGGGCTCTTACTTTATAAGTTTTAGATGCAGAAATAGTATCCCGTGCAACTATTCTCACCGGCCTAGCAAAAGGGTAGAACCCTCCCGGGGCTAACCCTGTAGACAACGCTATCGAACTATCAATCACGTTATTACTAGAATCAGTAATTACTATATTTCCATAGAGTTCATCGAAAGATGCAGAGTTGTGGTCTACAGTACCTTGATAAACTATTTCCCACTTCTCATTTGTTGCGTCCGGAACTACTGTAAGAGTAGCTCCCGGAACATCGGTCCATGTGTTTGCAGTGGCGAGGGTTAGTGCTGAGATTGAAACACTATCTAAATATTTTCTAGCTAGTGATTGAACTTTAATCTCGTCGAATATTCCTATACGTTTCATAAATAACTCCTATTAAGGTAATGTTTCAGTCTTGACCCAAATATCTACTGAGCCCGCACTTGATTGATTTAAGTTTGCTCCGACCGATGTTGCAAATAATTTTATTCCCTCTGTCGCTGCGAAGTCTTCCCCGCCGATAGCTACTGATGAAACATTATAGTTGCCGCCAGATACAGCCGATAGAGCATTGTACGCCGGTAAATACTTACTTTCATTTCCGACAATACCTACCGATAAATTGTAATCGGTGATTCCCGTACCTACAAAAGCAGTAGATGTTTTAATCATAATGCCTGTGACCATTCCTCGAATCGGTAAAGTTAGAACTGCCGCATTGTTTGTAAGTGCTGCCGCTTGAAGTGCTGCGTGGCCTATTGTATATTTAGTCCAAGAGGGTCCTCCGCCTCCGCCAGCCGCCCAAGATAAATTACCACTTCCGTCGTTTGTTAAAACTGTACTTGCTGCGCCCTGTGCAGCCGGTAGAGTTAAATCGTGATTTGTGGTTGTCGCCGCCGCTTTTATTCTTACACGACCCGATGTAGTACCCCACAAGTACATGAATCCGTCGGCTAAAGAAAATATTTTCTTCTTTGCATTTGTTAAAGAAAACTTAGTATAGAAATTCCAGATAGTTCCTTGTGCGGCGTTTGTGTGATTCTCTAATGCCTCGGCCTCGATAGTAGCGGCGTCAATAACTTCCGTTGGAGTGTTGTCGGTAGAACTAGCAGTAATTTGTGCGATTACGTCGCCCGTTAAAACTTGACCAGTTATGCGAGCTTTGTAAAGTTTTAAAGCTGCACCTATTGAATCATTTGAAGTTCTTTTTATTGTGGCCGTTGAACTTATGTTAGGTAAAGTGATTTCTAAAGTTACTTTATTTACAGTTAAATAAAGTACGTCGGCTGTTCCGTCGAAGAAATACATTCTCAAAATGTTTTGAGATATTTCTAACGAGTCGTCAATCCAATATCCACCCTTTAATAAACCGGCGGGTCTTGCAGCCCCAATGAAACCACTAATTACTATGTCCCTGAAAGAATTTAACAAGCTCGCAAGTTGCGAGCCGCTAGTTGTTGCAGGATTTATATTTGAAAAAATTGTTCCCGGCATTTTAACTCCCTATATTATGTTGTCTGCTTGTCTACCATAGCCTACAACCGATGCGTCGAATTGTCTGCTAACAGCATTATTTAAACTATCAAAAAAGGCAATCGTAAACCCTGTCAAGGTTCGGGAACTGAACTGCCAGTAGTCCCCACTAACCCCGTTGTTTATTGTAATCTGGACGTTAGGACTACTTCCGGGTCCATAAAACGACTCAGGGTAAGTAACGGCTAGAGGTCCCGCAGGGGCAGTTAATCCTTGCAAGTTTAAAGTTCTTGTCTGCATTTCTACAAGAACTTGACCGAGTGTGACCCGAGGCGTAACGCTTGGATTATAACTTGTCAATTTTAATCGGAATCTAAATTGCTGTCCCGTAGCGTCCCCTGCTAAAAACTTACGCCAGTCGGTAGACTCGCCAGAGCCGTCTCCTATAATCGGAATTGAGTCTAAGGTAATCCAATCTGAAATAGGTGTGAAGTCGGCCATTGCTTGATATTGAAGTTCTACGTCCCAGTCAGAGGAGCCCGTAGTTGTTAGTGCCGGAACGTCCTCTAAATTATCCCAGTTAATCATTAGGTCGTTGTAGCTAATTGCCTCTGCAATAATCTTAGCTGAGAATCTTGCGGTAAAAATATTTCCTAAATCTAAAATATCGTCGAAGTAGTAATACCCGTCGGCGTAGAACTGTTCGTTACCTAGCGGTCCGAATACTGATTGGTCTAAAATCAATACTGAACTTCCTTTTATAACTCTTTCAACGGAGCCCACTATTCCGGGGAAGTCGTCGATTAGGTCAATGAAATTCATGTTGGGTAAAACTGGAACTGTGGTCAAAGTTGCGGTTGCATTTTCAGATTGTCTTCCGTCAGATGCAGTAGCTTTAATGAAATATGTTCCAAGTCTCGCCTGAGTAGAGTATAGATTTGTCGCTGCCGAAACAACATTCACTATTGTTGAAGTCTCCCAAGTGCCGCCGGTCAAAGCAGGGTAGTATCGAATCATATAATTCACTACCGCATTTCCCGATATTGTATTCCAACTAAAATGAATTGTTTGATTTGAAATGTCGTTAGAGAATCCCGTAACGTCGGGAACTGCGCCAACGTATTCTATCGGAGTAGCCGATACGGGAGTTACTTCACCTAACACTAATTTCTTACCACTAGAAGAAACCGCAATTACCTTAATGAAGTGTTCGATACCTAAATTGTCGGGGTCTACTTGATATGTGTACTTAGAATCTTTTACTACGTCCTCAAGCACATAACCTTTTCCATTATCAACATAAACTTCAAACGCTTCAAACGTAGAGTTGAGAGGCATATCCCAATCTATGTCCAAGAAATATTCTATTCCTGTATCTGACAGAACATAGTAATTATCAATGACCTCTAGGCCAATAACTTCGGGAGGAGCTAAGGACTCAAATCCCGCTATCGGGGAAAGGGCAGGAGCATAGTCTTGAAAAGCCAATATATTTTCGTAGCTGTAAACACCCTCTGCTTTTTCTATTAAAGTTATTGTTGCAGTAAAATCGGGTGACGGATTTATTGACTTAACTATGCAATCGAAAACAATAGACCCTACTTGTCCGATAACAATTAAGTCCCCTACTGCGGGAAGTGGACTTCCATTTAAATTGAAAGTGTCAGCTTGAACTATGGTTAATGTGTTCGTATAGATAATTCCGTTGGCCGCACGATAGGTGTAGCCATAACTTCCCGGAGCAATTTCTATTTTATCATCTATTACAATTTGATTTCCTGATACAGATTTTACTCTTGCGGGAGTGCCGCCGACTTTCATTACGTCCTGAGTAATTTGAACATAATCCCCACGGGTACAAACTAAGTTTTCAAAGTCCACTTGGATAGACATTGTTTCTTGTCGTAGTCGGAACTGAGCCATTACATATCTTGCGTATCGAGTTGCAAGTTCTAAATTTGTTACTCCGAAAGTAGGTAGGTCTTGAAACTCAGTAGCGTTTAATTCATTATATCCGTCGTCGTAAACTGTAAACTCTTTCGGTTGCCAGTTACTATTCGGGTCAATGAATTGAACTCTTACTGCGTGAGGCTTTGGAGTATAATTTCTCGAAGACTCAAATCCCCAACTATTTCTAGGAGTAAAGATTTGAGTGGGTGTGCCTCTGTTAATATCTAATAGAACTCCGTACTTTCCGTCGATAAGATTTGGAGTTGATTGAGCCGCACTTGTAACTTGCTGTAATAAACTATTTACAGTCGTGTCGAAATCTAAAATAAAATCGCAAGTGTATCGTGGTTGGAAATAGGTTAATCCCGGAGTAGTTGATGTTGGAATTGCATCACAATAATTTGCCCACTCCACTAATGACGGAGTGTGAAGTCTTGAATACGCTAAAGGTTTTTTAGCGACCTCCCCTGCAATAATGTCGGCGTAAATCCATGCAGGATTTCTTGTGATAGCAGATACCCAACTGACCCCATTATATTTTTTTAATACCGAAGTACAAATAGCTGAGAGGTTATCCATAGCTCCATTTAATTGGCCAGAGGCTTTTATTCTTACTTCCATAAACACATGACGCTTATCCGTATTTATGGCTTTCTTATTTACTCTCGATACCATGTCAATCCAAGTTAAGTCGTCAATCACTTGGGTAGTAGACGACGACGAAGTGGAAAGGCGGGTTACTCTTACTTGATAATTTCCTGCCGACTTAGGTGTGAATTTTACAGTAGCAAAATGTTGTTGCTGTGTAGCTGCACGAATTTGGAATTTACCGGGAACAATATTTTCCTTTGCTAGTGGCGCAAAAGATTGCTGCTCATAGGTGCTAGGTGCGGATAGTGTGCTGCCCGATTTAATTTCTTTATAGGTTACTACGGAGAACCCCCCGAATACCGGTTCCTCGAAATAGACTTGCTTTGCTAAGTATCCGGGAATAGTTGGGTGAACCCAATTGCCCGGGGCTATAGACGCAATTCTTCCGATAACTCTTTCATTAGATTTTACTGAGTCTCCAACTTTAGGCTCGGGATATCTACCTAGTCGGTCGTTAATTCGGTACTCAATAATCATCGAGTTGCCGCCGTTTGGAATACCGATTTCAATTAGCCTGTCGAATCCAAAAATATTCCCCGAGTTTGTGTAAGTCCAAGTATTCCACGGGCGCACATTAAAAATTTGATAGGGTCCTAAGAATGGTGCGGAGAAGTTCCAACCTAAAGACGGAACCCAACGGGGGTAGTAAGATAGCATTTGGGTATCGCTAACGCTTTGCGAGCCTCCGCCTCCGACAAATTTTGCTCTGGAGCTTATAGCAGGGTCGTTAAAGGGTTTCCAATCACTACTGCCAACTTTAGCAATGTCGATTTGCACTTCGATAGTTCTAGTTTGAATGTTGGCGTTTGAATCGAAAGCGTAAAGACCTCTCGGGCAAACTAAGTTTACAGTTATTTCTTGTGGAAGTAAGTCATTATTTAAAGGCGCACTTCTCTCCGCTAAGTATTGGTCTACCGGGTCGTTATTATTTTTATTTCCGTTAATAGCTGTATTTACACTTTCCGAGGATACGTCACCCTTATAGATTACAAATTCTTTATTTAATGGTTGTTCCCAAAGATTTATGCTTTGCTCGCCTGTGTAATTGGGGTCTACTAATCTCCATGTCACTTGGTCAAAATTATTTATCGGGGTATTTCCGATACGAATATCATCTACAACCATTTCACCTAATCCGAAATCATAAATGGCGTATAAGTATTGAGAGTAAATCCCTGTGTTCGGGTCAGGCTCTAATTCTGTGTATGGGTTTGCCGCCACTATCGGGAACATTCTGTGCCGCCCGTAAACTTTAGGAACTGTTTGAAACTTTCTAACTGAATTGGATTGAGAGGTAATAGAATAAGTTTGTGACTCGTCTAACCTAGTGTCTACCACACTTGAGTTTAGAGTTCTAACAGGCATTAAACTACTAACTAAGTACGAAGTTACTAATGCTACACCCGCATTTATTAAACCGGCTGCAAGGAAAGATAAAGACGTACCGCCAGTTACCGCAGCACTTATAAATACTGCGACTAAAGTAATTACTTGACCCATTCTCGCACCCTTAATTTTAGGTGCTATAAGAACTGAATCCGAAGACGAGAGTTTAGTCACTTGCCAAAACTCGCCTTGCACTAAATGTCCGTTTACTGTTGCATTAAATATTTCATGGGATTTACCTACAAGTTTTAATCCCGCTAAATTTCTATCGGCTGCATCTTGAAGTGACTCTCCGTGAACTATCGGATTTTCTAAATCCCCACTTGTAGTTGAGAGTGAGGCTAATCTAATTCTAATCATTACTTCCCCCTAAAGTGTAGTAACCGACGATAAGTGTAGCCCACCTACTCTTGCGGTCAATGACACTTCCCGTAGGCTTCATTGTGTGAAGCATGGTGCTGCCGTCTAAGTTTACAGCGATATGACTTTCAAGACCTTTTATCCGCAAGAGAATTAAATCTCCGAACTTAGGGTTGTCGGTCTTTACGAAATCGCCAACATTTGTATATACTAAATTTTTAATCTGCACTCTATCCTCGGGAACAGAATCGAAATAGTGCTTGAGTTCTTTTCCTAAAACATCTTTATAGAATTTTTTTGCTAAAGAAAAGCAATCCATTTCGTCGTAAGGTATTCCTACTAAGTGCTTGAAGACTTGCATTAGAAAAGCCCCGGGAAATTATTTGGCATATACTTTTCCCCAGTAAGGGCAGTAGACATGAAATTGTCTTGGTACATCTTTCCCGTAATTCTATCTTTGTTGTAAATTATAGAGCCTATTTTTAGTTCGTCTAATTCCATTTGAATATCGTCTGGAATAGAGCCGAGAATCATTTTCAAATTAACATCTATCGGGTCGGTAACAGTACGCAATTCCTCAATCAATTCTAGCGAGGCATTATCCAATTCAATCGCAACTTCTCTTGCGGTTTCTCCGTCGTCTGCGGGTAGCGTAATCTTAAACGGGAAAGCACTATAGGTATTTCCGTTTGAGATAATGTCTTCTACGTTATTAACAAGCCGAATGGTCTGAGCAAAGCTAGGGTGATTCAAAGTTAATAGAACTAAGAAACAATCGTCGCCCTGTTGTCCGAATATCTGCGCCAGCATTTCGGGAGATAAAGTATTACTCACGGAAGTTTCTCCCAATTTAAACTAGCTGTGAAATAATTTCCTCCGATAGCTCTTATGCTCGGAGGGCTTAAAAATCTATAATCGGTTGCAACTAAAGTGAGTGGGTCGGTAAACGTGAAAGCTAAATTCCCGCCACTTAAAGTTACTTGATAAAAATTTACTAAAGTGTCGTACTGAGTTCTTGTGATTTGCATTGTCGAAGTAAGTTTGTCGATTTGCTTAGTGTATCTCTTTCGAGTTTTTGCAAGTCCAACTTCCATTTCAGTCCGTATAGAGTTGTTACCCATTTCGTAATTGAATGAATTTGATTCAAGAAAATCCGGCAATGTGTTTGGCCACGGCGCACCCATTTAGACCCCTTTTCTTTGAAGTCCGAAAGACTGTTTTAGAGATTGGTCAAAACTTCCGTTTGCAAATCCCTCTTTAACTTTTCCTAAAATCATTATCTCAATCATTCTACCTCCGTCGGCAGAAGTTGATTCAGTAGTTTTAATTTCTGACTCACTCTGATTGATAACATTTATTACAACTCCCGCAGCACCTACTCCTAGTGAGCCGTCTGCGCCTCGTTTAAGTGGCAGGATAGCCTCCGGACCCGCTTCACCCATTACTCCCATTCCTTGAGAGTGTCCGAATAAAGTTGGAGAATTGACTACCCCACCATTCGCAAAAAATTGTACCCCACTATTGAAAGCCCCGCCTTTGGCAAACGGCATGGCTACTTGGCCTACCTTACCTCCACCGCCAAAACTAAAACCGGCTCCGCCTCCACTCATCATATTCATAAAGCCTTGAAGTATCGGAGCCGTTACCGCCATTCTAACTACTAGCCGAGTTATGTCGGCAAGTAGTGAGTCTACGAAAGAGGTAAAATCAAATTTACTTTCTGAAATCATAGATACCATGTTGTCTTCAAAATTTTTGAAAGCGTTTGAAGTAATGTCAGTAACCATAGTGGCCACGTTACCTATTTCAAGTAGGCTTTTAGAAACTCCTGCTTTAAATCCTAATAAATAATTGTTGCTGTCCATGAGGTCTAAGTTACCTTGCAATCTTGCAAGTTCCTCATTCAACGCTGCCGCAGATATTTTACCTGTATTAAATTCTTCAACCAATTTTTGTGCGGAGAATCGGTTAGTTACCTCTTGGAAGTATTCTAAAGATATTCTCCCATAATTTATTTGGGTTGCTAGATTTTGTATTTCAACTTCTCGGGTACTTTTATTAAAATCTTTTAAAGATTTTGAACCCTCCTGCATATCTAAAGTAAATTTCTGTATGCTAAGGTCTAATAATTTTTGAGTGTATTCCTCTACTGATATGTTCCCTTTGTTGAACGCAATATTCAAAGCACCTATTTGTTTCTCTAAACTCTCGGCCTTGTCTTTCAAAGATTTGTATGCGGCATCTAAAGCCGAGGCTCCGTCTATAGTTGAAGTAACCATGTCCCCAGTATCGGCTACAGGTACTTGTCTCCCTTTAAACCCCGAGGCCAGAGATTGCAATTCAGTTAAGTAGATTGCTTGAAAAGCCCCAATGCTTTAGGGGCATCTATTCCAAAAGCCCTAAATATAGAGATACCTACGTTAGCTATTTTGTCGGCCATGTCTGCGAAAACTATCGTGGCCACTAGCCCTATCTCTTTGGCGGATACAACCAGCTTATCCCAATTATCTATAACTAATATTGTTGCTGCCGTTATTCCCATTATCACTAGGGTTACGGGGTTAAGTGCAGTAACTAATGCGACAATTTTTGCAATTAGTAGTGGTAGGGTGGCACTTGCTAATACTAAAGCTACTTTACCTAACGTCTCTAAATTATCTATTAGCGTTTGAACTCCTACAGCGAACTTCCCATTTAGGTCAAACTCGTCATTAAGCTCTGCTACTTTATTTTGAAATTGATTCATTGCCAAAGTTAGAGTCTGTCCGAATGTCTGACTCAAACCATTTGCCTGTTTTTCTATGTTGTTAAACTGTTCGGATAAAACCTTTAATACAAACTTTGTTGTGAATCCCCCGGCCTCCGCAAACTTGTAAATATCTTTTCCAGAGCCCTCAATAGCTTTACCAAAAATATTTGCTAGTACGGAGTTCTGAGATAAAACGCTGCGTAATTCTTGACCCCGAAGTTGGCCGAAACTCAGAGCTTGCGAAAATTGTATCGTACTGGCCGTTGCCTCCGCCGCAGTAGAGCCCGACAACCTAAAAGATTGTTGCAATATTCTCGACAAAGCTATTTGGGATTCTAGGGAAATATTTAATCTACTTGTAGAAGTTAAGATACGGGAGAAAACTTCTTTTGTATCATTGATTGAAGACTTTGTTTCATTGGCCTGTTTCACTAATTCCTTTAAAACAAAATTAGTTTTATCTATGTCGCCCGTAAATGCCTGAATACGAGAACGGGTTAAAATCATTCCGTCGGCAAGGTCCATTAACTCTCTTGCTCCGAAACCAAAAATAGATGCGCCAGTAATCCCCGCAGCAAAACTTCTCATGCTCTGTAGAGTGTTGGAAGTTTCCTTTAAAGACCGGTTCATAGAGGCAAGGGAGTTTACTACTTTTTTAATAGTCCCCTCTCCTACGGCCTCAACTACGATTTTAACTGTTCTTGTTTGCTTGGACACTATTTTTCCCCTCTGTACGTTGCTTTCCAGATTGTTGGTTTAAGAAAGCGTCGTCCATTCTACGAATAATATAATTGAACTCCTCGAAGTCGTCACATGGATAAACTTTAAAGTATTCTAAAATGGCTGTAAAGGGAATAGGTCCGACTGACATTCCCATTAGTCTGGTCGAGTTTAATTCCTTAAAGGATTCGAGGTAGTATTCAAACCCCGCTATATTGGGCTCTAAGTCCTCCGGCTTTATTTTACCCCGAGATAAAATGTCGTAATACATTCCACTTTGTATTGCGTCGCCCCACTTACAAGCCCATGTTATATAGCGGCTTAAGAGTTTCCCAATTCTTCCTTGTACGGATTCATTTCGCTGCTATACTTAATTAAAGTTTCGGCCAGCGCAGGGAGTTCTATCAAAAGTTTGTAGGCACTCTCTACGGAAAATGGGGCTACTTGCCCGTCAATTTCTACTCCCGACCAATCAACCAAGCAGGATTCAACAAAAGACTTTATGGTAATCTCTCTGCTTTTTTCTTCCGACAAAGTTCCAAGTTCGATTTGCTTTAAAAAAGGCTTAAAATATTTTGAGGAACTTGCCTTAACTTTTTGCGTATTCATTCCACCGAATCTACGGCATTTAAATTTTACTCCGTCTTGAATCTCAAACCATATTCCGTCTGTCTCAAGTGTAGTGTCTGTTTTAAAAGCCGAATCTAAATTTGTTTTCATAAACCCTCCTGTTAGGTCATTAAGTCGTATCTAAATAAAAAGCCCATGTCAATTACGACATGGGCTTAGTTTACATGGAGGTTATGTTTTAGCTTTCGAGGCCAATACCTAACTGCGATAAATGTATAATGTGCTTTCGCCGTTGTCACCGACTTTTGCCATAGCTCGCATATTCAGCATAACATCTTGGTTCTGCCCGCCAGCCGCAGGGTCGTCGAATGTAGCCTGAACCGCCGGTAAATAAAAGCCGTACCAGCCGTCAGAGTTCTTAACCATAAAGCCAAGAGCAAACGGGTCTTGTGTAAGTTTGTAAGGCATCAAACTCCAAGAGTCGTCCTCAAGGTATGCAGATAATTCAACATCAACTTTAGCAGTACCCGGAGTGTAATCTTCGGGAGCAGCTTTACCGATACAAGTAACCGGTGTGAAATTATTATCTAGTTTTAAACCTAGAGTCTTAACACAAATTGCGGCCTCCTCGAAAGTCCCACTTAATGAGTTCACAACAAACGGCATATCAATCGAACCATTCATCGACTGACTTGTCGCTTGAGGGTTTATTGTTCTGCCGAAAGTAAGGAAGTCGGCTGCTTGGTCTACTGCCTCGCTGAAATTACCCGAGAACATAAAGTCGCCTGTAATAATTTCTCCGTAGTTCACATTTAAGTTCATGCCTCTTGCAATCATACCTTTGTAGTTGATTGCTTTATTTGTTAAATCTAGGAAAGATTTTTCCATTGAAAAAGATTTCTTAGTTGTTCCGATTTGAAGTTTGTCGGCACGTTTGAATCCTGCGCCAACTGCGGCAACTGGCTCATTCACTAAACCTTTACCAACAATTTTAAGTACAGTCGCAGATACAACCTCAGTTACAATAATTTGAGTGTTGTTCGCAGAGTTAGCCATTCCCGAAAGAGTGGCGTAGTCACCTTTAGCTATGCCCGCAGAAATCCAAGAACCGGCTGCTCTTGTTAATTCCCGAGTAGCAGCATTGTAAGAAAGGTCAGCATTAAATAATGCTAAAACATTCCAAGTGCTGAACATTGCAGACTCCATAAAACTTTCAAGTATGGTTTCTTTTGCAAGTTCGATGTTGTGAGTTGCCTCAACTGTTAAACCCGTAACAACTTGTCCCGAGCTTTGTCGGTCTGTACGGATTTGTTTTGATTCGGTAGTCTCGGGAGTTGCAGAGTACGACTCCGAAACCATGCGAGGGGCACTAAAGTTTCCCGCTACCGGAGTTTCACCATATACTGTTTCAGCAATGGCCGCTATTCTTACTAGGTTTGATGATGCTACTGTCATTTTAAATTCCTCCCTTAAAGGTCTTTGTCATATTCATAACTTATTATAAAACTTGCTGCAACAAATCCGCCGTCCATGTCTAGGGTCGCCCCTATTTGAAAGTTAAGCGGAGTCATGGATTCAATCTTTACGTCCCCAATCCTACGACCTCTGAAAAGGTCACGCAAGGTTTCTCCTCTTGTAAGTATATTATCTGATGCGTCAGGATTAGCAACATCTACTAAGTGAATATAGACCGCCCCTGTTTCTCGATACTTACCGGTGTCGTTTGTTGCGGGAATGGTAATAGGACTTTCGTCTGCGGGTATAAACTGTAGGCCAACCCACGGCTCTGTCATGGCGATAGAAAACCTTGCTAAAAAGTCTTCCATGTTTTCGTACCCGCCCGACATATCCGCCACTTTTTCCGTTGGCGCATTAGTGGCGAAGAATGATTTTATTTGGTTTCTTACATATAGGCTGCTCATATTATAGTACCCCCTCAGACGATACAAAAATTACTATTGTCGGGTAGGCGTATTGCCGCCCCTTTGAACCTTTGCTGCCCACCGATATTCTTCTAAAAGTTCTGCCTCTTTTATCTGCGCTAGGTGCGAGGGAAAAGTCAAGCTGACTTCCACTTATCCATTGAAACTCGATTCTTGAATTGAATTTATATTTCCTAATTACCGACCTTGAAGTTAGGAAGTAAGTTCCGTTGGCAGCAAATACTCCGTCGGGTCTACGATTACTTTTATCTTTAGATTTAACTTTCCTCGGGGACTTTCTGCCGCCAGCCGAAATGCCCCTGCGTTCTAGCCAACCGGCATACGGGGCCATGTTCACAAATCTTATTACGTCGCCACTTTTATATTTAGTGCCTTTTGCTATGTAGGCTTTTAGTTCGGACTCATTCTTGGCAACTAGAGTTCTATTTACAAAAACATAATTTAAATCGACGTAAGTTCCCCTATCAATGGCCGACCGGTTTATGAGTGACTTGTATATGAAATTTAAAATATCCGATGCTTCAACCCGTGCGGTGTATTCGATTTTACCAAAAGGTTTTACGTCCTCTAGCCTTTTACCAACTTTACTATCTACCGAGGTTATGTACTCTTTGTCGAAACCTTTTAGTAGTTCCTCTTTCAGAGTTATTTGGGCAATCTCTATTAGTTTAGCCTTTACAAAATTTCCGACTTCATTTAAATCGGTTTCTTGATTAGCCCCGCCAAAAGTTCTACCGCCCCTTGCCTCTCGGACAATTCCCTCCTCCTGTACTGTAACTTCAAGTCTGCCCCGGAGTGTTACTGACATTAAGAGGTCCTACATCTGTAGCCAATTATTTCAGAGCCGAGAACGTACATTGGTTCCTCGTCTTTAATTGTTAGAGTTCCCAGTTCGGGGTCAATTATTTTATCCCCCTTTTTAATAGTTCCAAGTGCGGGGATTTTCTCTAATTCTTTTTTCGTAATTATAAACTCATGGCCGGGAACAGTTATATTTCCGAAAGCCTCTAAGTAGCGATTGTAGTTAGACGGGGAAATATAAAGTTGTCCAGTAATAGTGGGAGTGCCCACTCGGGTAATAGTTACTAAACGCTTTTTTAAATTTAATACAGTTAGGAATATTGTACTAAGTGACATTTGGGATAACTCCCGAGCCAACTACGGCTCTGCCACTTCGGTAGCTATCAAGAATATTTACATAACTGCCAAGTAAAACTCCGTATTTATTTTTACGTTCATTGTTGTTAAGAGTGTAATCGAAGTCTATCGAGATTGTTCCCGGGATAGAAATACGTTGTACGTCTTGCCCGAAGTTCAAAGATACTCCAGAAATCTTTTTGTTATATCTTTCTTCAACTAGGGAATATACAACTGACTTTACTTCTGCGGGAACAACTGCGTACCCTGCCGCATAAGATATTTCTAAAAGTTTAGTATATAAAAAGAAAAGAGAGTTGCTTGTGAATCTGCCGAAGTTAGCTTGGAGCCGGTACTCGGTAATTACAACGTCGTCTTCTTTAATAGAAGTAACCGAAGTTATTGGGTAGTGGAAAGTTTCTAAATACTTTTGAGGCTTGTCGAAATCTTCTGCGTAAAATTTTTCGGTGTAACTTGCTACGTTGAATTTTCTCCCGCAGTAGTTTTCAATCGCTGCCGAAAAAAGTTGTATCTGTTCTGTTAAGAACGCATCGTAAGTATTCGTTACTATGCCTAAGTAGGTTTTCATTTCAGCTAGTGTGACTAACATATCATTTCCCCTTTTCTAAAATCTCTCTCACATCTTTTATGCCAAGCATTTCTTGAGAGAGGGCTAATTTAAATCCGCAAGCATCAATCAAAAACTCACCTACCAACTCTGTGCAAATCAAATATTCGGTAAGGTCTAATTTAACAAAAGGAATCCACTTTGACCACATCACAATTTTAATCCGCAAATAGATTAACAAAGGCTGTAGGAAAGAGTAGGGCTTATCCATTAGTCCAGTAAGAACATAGTCGGCGTAGGCCGAATCTAAAACTTCTATCGGAATTGCCCTTACGAGGTAGTGCGTCTTTTCTAATTGGTTTAAGTTTATTTTTCTCGACTTCGGGTAAACCGCCCCGTAGCAAATAGTTTCATTAGTATCTGCATCAAATCTTAATATTTCAACGTGGTTACTATCCTCGCCCTCAGTTTGCATTATTGTCCTAGCGTAGATATTTTCGGAATCCCTGTTTCTAAAAAATCCGACATAGTATTTAATCATAAGGAATCTCCTAGAATCCAAATCGCATCAATCTCGGCGGGAGTCTTACCGAATACTGCGCCGATTTGATTTACTAAAGGGTTAGACCTTAAAAATGCTGTTGAGTATTCCCACTCAATCATTGCTAATTCTTTATTCGGGCTCGGAAGTTGATTTACTGCGGCCTCAACCATAGCTGCGGTTATTCCGTTTAGGAATAATGCTTGCTTTGCTTGTCGTGGAGTGATTGATTCGGGAGTTTCGATTGGAGTGTGGTTTGTAACCAATAAATCAAGTGCGGGCTCGTCCGTAATGGACGTACCTAAAACTGAGAAATGAGTTTCATTGGCAAACAAACCCGTAAATCCTGCAACAGTATTTGAGGCTGAAATTTCTTTATGGAGTTTATTTATATTTCTACCTGCTTTGGTATAACTTTTTAAACTCATGCGATTCTCCTAAGAGTAACCAATGCCTCTGACATATAGACAGTCGTATTGTTAGTGTCGGCTCTGAAATTTAATGTATAAGTTTTTATACCGCTTATTCCAGTTAGCTTTTTTCTCATTGTAAGTACGGCAGTTTGATTAGAATCTGCAAAGTGTTCGTCGTGGTCTACTAAAAGTGCGCCAGCGTCCCTCACAGTTATATACATTCTTTTGTTACCTCCGTTAGCCCTACGTTTAAAAGACCACTCTAAAATGTAATCTCCTAGCGGAAGTGAGGGGGTAACTAGCGTTACCTTTGTAGATTCAGTAACTTCCGAAGTTGTCGAAGTCTCTGCAACAGCCTCGGCACTATATTGATTTGTTAATGACTGTAAGTAAGCGAGAGTTACATAGTCTTGAGGTAATAGGGGGTCGAGGGCATTTCGTACCCTCGCCACATTATCTAAATCTAAATCCACTAAGACTAATTTACTCATTAAATTTTACCTATCAAATCTACTTTAACTCCTGTTAAAGATTTTTTTGATTCAAGAGTTACCTGATTAGCTCCGCCTAATTTACTTATGTCTAATTCTATTTTTAATCCCGCAGAGTTGTAAGTCTCTACCGAGAAAATATCTGTAATGGTAGCAGCGTTTACATTTAGTGGAGTGTTCGCAACTAAAGTTACAGTCTGTCTTTCGGTACGAGTGTCACCTATTTTGGTATCATCTAAATTTCTTTGGATACCTAACCAGTCTGCCGCCGTTGCGGGAGTAGTGCCCGTGAATTGAATAATATCGCCAACAACTAATTCATCTGCGCCGCCGATGCCAGCGATAGTTCCGCCGACGCTTATTACCCAAAAATCACCACGCTTAACTGTGGTTAAGTCACCTACTGTTTTATTTGCGGCAGTAGGTAGAGAGCCCGGTGAAGCATCGAAAGAGCCTTGATTCTGTCCTAGTTGATTTATTTGTTGAATGACGTAGGCTTGGTTTGCAAAAATTTGAATTGAAGTTCCGTCATAATACTTTGCTAAGTTTGTAGTGGTGTTAAACCACACTCGCCCCTTATATAAGTCTCCACCACTAGGGTCGGAGACAAGGTTATCAATAGCGAAGTCTTTAATCTCTGCGCCATTCATATTTAAGTCTGTATAAAAATTTCTCATTGTTACTCTCCCTCAAAAAATACAGTAAATGTTTTTGCTTTCCTAGACCTTAACTCAATGTAAGACCTGTCAGCACTAAATCTAATATCTAATTCTACTCTCTCCAAAGCTGCGTCGTCGTAAACTTCGCAATCCCTGACATATTCCATACCACTTGGATTTACTTGCTGCCAAGTGTTTGCTAAAAGGGATACGGCTACTTGCTGAAACTTTCCCGCAGACCCTCCGCTATTAGCACTACCTACTCCGCCAACTAAATACGTTGTAGATTTTCTTCCCTCCCCAACCGATACCCAGTTTGTAACTAGGTAGCTGCCGTCTGAGAATAGGAATGTAAATCTTATCTGTCCTGCTAATTCTTCAAGCTCAACGTCCACTACAACGGGAGCATTTTTCCCGTCAAGCCCGTTGATGCCAGAACGCCCCACGGGACCCGGAAGTCCGGGAATACCTCTGATACCCGCTACTCCGTCCGTTCCTTTTTCACCCTTTAGTCCTTGAAGTCCTTGAAGTCCTTGCTCGCCTATTTCCCCTTGAGGTCCACGCTTTCCACGCTGCCCTCTAGGTCCAGTAAGTTCCTCTTTGTCCTCTTTAGTTAGGTCTGTAAATTTTAATTTTAATAGTTCCACTTCGTCTTTACTTAAATCTAAAAACTTTAATTTAAGTTCTGACTTTTCTTCGTCGGTAAAATCTGAGAACTTAGGTTTTAAACTTTCAAAGTATTCTCTGTGTTCCTCGAAAGAAAAACTTTTTCCGTCACGCCCGTCTCGGCCTTGAGGTCCACGCAATAGGTCAATCTCATTGTCGGATAAATCTGAGAACTTTAATTTTAATTTATCTTCGATAGATTTTACGGAATCTAATACTATTGCTTTTATATTTTCTTCATGCTCCTCGAAAGAGAAACCTTTTCCGTCACGGCCATTACGCCCGTCACGACCTTTTATTTGCTCTTTGTCGGAGTCGTCCAAGTCGTCAAACTTTAATTTTAATTTATCCGAAATGCTGTCAATATATTTTGAAATTTCAAAAGATATTCCGACTTCATTTTCCTCGAAAGAGAAATCTTTTCCGTCCTGTCCCGCAGGGCCGGTGATTCTCGATAGCTGCTCGTCGGTCAAATTGTCGAATTGGATAACTGCCGATTTTAATATTTCTTTTATTTCTTGTTCATGCTCTGCAAAATTAAAAGGCTCGCCTTGAGGTCCACGCAATCCTCGGGGACCTCTTATAGACTCAATATCCTTTTGGCTCTTACTTACTTTGTGGTCTACCACAAGGTCTACAAGAGCAAGCAAAGCTACCTTGTTCAAGGCTTACTCCTGTTTTAGTTTTTCAGTTAAAGCAGTTAGAAGTTTTATTTCGGCTTCAAGTGTCTTGTTTGCAGGGTTGTCTACAGTAACGCTATTTGGATTTGCCGCCGGTTGAGGTTTAGATTTTTCAACTTGCGAATCAATAATATCGTCAATGCGGTCTACAGGGGAAAGATTGTTCGATGCAATGTAGAACTTGTCTCCGCCGTCGTATGGTGCGTAACCCTCTTTGCGTCGGATTTCATTCGGTTGAATAGAGCCCATGCCAATCATCTTGTTAAAGTAATTTGCTCTGGTTTCCATGTCGCCTCTTGAAACTGCGTAAAGGTCTAACTCAGCTTTTTTACCGCCGTAGCGATTGTTCAATAATTTTATGTCGGCTTGGCTTTCAAACTGTTTTGCCCAAGCATCTAAGGTATCGGTAACAACTTCTAAATTGGCATTTTCCACATTGTTGTAAGTTGCTGCCTGTACGTCAAAAAGTTTTGTTGGAGGTACTCCGAGAAATCTTGCAATCTCAATAACATTAAATTTTCGAGATTCTAAAAACTGCATTACTTGTGGGTCAATAGTAACACTCTCATAACTTGCGCCGTCTTCGAGTACCGCAACTCCGCCGGTCTTTCTGCCGCCGTGAGCTTGCTGCCAACTGTCTCGGATTTTGTTAAAGCCCTCGTCGTTAAGAGTTCCCGTAACTTTAATTACGCCAGACGGAATACCCGCATTGTTAAATAGGGAATTTGCTAGTTGGTCTGCGCCGCTTGATATGCCGAGAATTTCTAAAGCGTATCCGATTACACCTTGTCCGACTATGCCGTCCTTAGTGTGAAAATTTTTAATATGGAAAACGTCTCTAGGATTTAAATAAACTGTCCCACCCATGTCGGCTACTTGATAAACTAAATTGCCACTTGGAGTTCTAAGAACTTGAACCCGGTCGCTGTGAAGTGGCCAAAGTGCGACGGGTCTTCCGTCCCCACTTCTTTCAATCTCTGCGAAAAAATTTCCCTTGTTGATTGCGCTTTGAATTGCCAGCATACGAAAATCCATTGCCGACATTTCTGTATTTGGGGCAACGTCGAGTAAATAAGTAACTCGGTCATTTTGTAGGATATTGTTGTCGGCATCTTTAACTGCCCACGGAAGTTTAGCTACTTGCGAGGAAATATAAATTACCCCTCGATTGTACGCCGACACTCCCATTGCGCTTTCCTCATTTACAGGAAAGCCTTTATTCCAAGAAAAACCTCTACGGGGAGCCGATAGTTGGTCGCCCGTAGTTTTCTTAGAGAATATTCGAGATAATAAACCCATATCCCCTCCGAATTAAAATTTAATTACAGTCCGTCTTCGTCTTCGTCTACTACTTTTTTCTTGTCTTCTTTGGGAGGGGCGACAGGAGTTTTAGGAGGAGGCGGAGGAGGAGGTGCGGTTTCTTTTTTCGCAGGAGCTTTTTCTGAAACTTCGGTATTGCCTCGGGCAATCCACCGGTCAGCACTTGTATTAGTTTCAAAAGCATAGGTTTCATCTTTTTTGAAAACTAATTCTCCGTTTACAAATCCGTCGCTGTTAAATTTTACAAACCTTTTCATTGGGGTTCCTTTCAAAAGAACGGGGGATATAGTTATCCCCCGATGTTAGAATCTTTGCTGTGTGAGGCCAGATTACAACGCTTGGTTGTAACAAGGCAAGGCACGATTTTCGTGTGCGTGAGCAGTTACAGAACCTAAGCAAGCTGCGCCAGCCGCCGCAGTATCAATCGACACATGAGAGAATCCGCCGTCTACATCTAAGTCTTCGGCATTAACTTCAAGTACGATTACTGCTTTTAAAGTAGCTACTACTGCACCTAATACATAAGCTGCCGCTTTTGCAGTAGGTTCAACTTTTGTAAAAATTTCAGCCGTTCCTACTTTATGGAAGTAAGGATTAGCTACTTCTAAATCTTTAGTTGTTCCACCCGACGCAGCGTTGTGCTGTTTCAAGGTAAGAGTTGCGGTTACTGCACCCGCAGCGATAGCAACTACGAAAGCTACTTTTTCAGCACCTTTCAAAGATACTCTCGCACCTGTTTGGCCAGCAACTAAATCGACTGGGCCGATTACTTGCTTAACATTTTCTTTTTCTAAGAGTTGTACGTTTTTCATTTTTGTCTCCGTATTTAAAATTTTTTAAAAACATTTATTGTAGAGAACCCCTCTACAAGAGGGCGGGGATAACCTCCCCGCCGGGTTTTTTAATCAACTACTAGGCTCGGTCTTCAAGAGTTACAAAACCTGACATTTTGTAATTCCCGTACTGAGTTGTGATAGGAGATTTGAATGGGCAAGAGCCGTCGATGCGTAAGATAAACTTGTACGCAGTTTGGTCTTTGTCAAACAACAGGTGAGTAGAAACCGCAGACTTCATGCCGCCGCCTTTTAAGATACTGTAGAAGTAGCTTAAGTCAGCAAACACAATGTCACCCTCGTCGCCAAGAGCTTTAGCTCCGCCGATAAGTGGTAATACTGGGCGACCTAAAAGAAGTGCATACGGAGATTGATTCATCTGAGAGCCCGGAGCTAAGTAGATGAAGTTTCCGCTGTCGTCTTTCATAGTCATTAACTGTGGCTCAACCGCAGGGTTGATGTACCATACAGAGTTAGCTCTTGAAGACGGAATCATTGCTGCGTACATCTTGATTACGTTGCGAGCTACAACTGTATCCGCCGGTTGAGCAGACTCTTTAGCAATCTTAACTCGGAAATCCGAATCAAGAATACCTTTAGGCTTGCCTACGCCGTTACCATTTAAGATAGCTTCATTTACTTTGTGCATGATTGCCGCAGGAGCAGCACGGCCAATGTAAGACTCAAGACCAACTGTGTCTTCCAACAATTCGTCAGTAGTCTTAATCAAAGCAGCAAGTTTGTGTAAACGCCAGTTAGCGATACCAAATTTGTGCTTAGAGCCCTCAAGTTGCTGACCCTCTGCAATCCAATAAGCCTGAACGCCATTTGTCCACGGCTCAGTTTCGTCGATTGGTAACGACATTGTGTTACCCGAAACTGTGAATTGAGTTGTACGAGCCAACAAAGATTCATCAGATTGTAATTTTTTAAGAATTTGATTCATCAATGTTTCAGGCACTAAGAAACCGCCGTCTTCACCGATTGATTCGCTTTGTGAATCACCCAAAGCATTTAAGCGTTGGTCCATTTTTCCTTGAGCAGCGTTACGAACTGCTTTCAAGAAACCGCCTACAGATTCAAAACCACCTGTTTGACGAGTAGCCGCTACAACCGGAACTTGTGCTGACGGGTCAGCCGAAGTTTTACGAGTTGAAGTGTTCAACTTAGCTTGCATAGCTTCAACTTTTTCGGTTGCTTCAATGCTTGCGGTAAGTTCTTCAAACTCAGCGTTCAAAGCATCTACCTGTTTTAATTGTTCGTCTGAGAATTTAGCCATTCCTTGAAATTGCTTTAATTCTTCTGCGATTTGTGCGAGTCTTGCTCTCATTTTATCCATTTTACACTCCTAGTGTTTTTTGTGTTATATTTAGTTTCACAAGTCGCTACGTTATTTACGAGCTAAAAAAGTGTGAATCTTATTTTCTAAACTTTTAATCTTTTCTTTTGCCCCGTCAATATCTGTTTTTATAGACGGCATTTTAGCAAGCCATTTGGCTTGGTTTAACATTGCCGCAGCGACAGGGTAAGAATCTTCCAACTTACGTTGAACGAGCCCAATCTCAATAGCCTCGTCTGCGTCCAACCAAGTTTCGTCCTCAAGCATTTTCTTAACTTCTGCTCGGGTGTATTTCTTAATTTTCTTTTGGTAAATATTTAAAAGTTGGTCTTCCACATCAACCAATCGGTCAATAGTAGATTCCAAGTCCTTGCGGTTTCCGACGGCCATAGTCCACGGCAAGTGAACCATTACAAGTGCGCCGGTTCCAATTTCGATTTCGTCACCCGCCAACATAATTACCGATGCGATTGAGGCCGCTAGACCCTCAACTACAACTTTAACTTTGGCCTTGTGTTGTTTTAAACGATTGTAAATTGTGATTCCGTCGAATACGTCTCCGCCCGGAGAGTTAATTCTAAGTGTAATGTTTTTAACTGAGCTTGAAAGTTTGTTCAATTCATCTGAGAACTGTTTTGCGGAAACTCCGTCGCCCCAAAAGTTTTCCCCGATAACCCCGTAAAGTACAATCTCGGCCTCGGTTTCACTCTTAGCTCTGATTTTAAATTCTCTTGAACTTTGGAGTTCTACGAAATTTTTGTTCATTGAAACCTCATTAGGTCTGAGGCTAAAGTATTTCAACTTCCCCAGTCAATTTTAATCTTAAAACGGCCAGTCCAGAAATTACGCCATGCGTCTGTAAAGTAGTGTAAAAAATTAGAAGTGGCGGAGGCCACGACTATTATATACGGATTCCGAAGTTCCCGATTGCAGCCAAGATGCTAAGGCCATGAGCATTGCAATAACCGGGTCAATCTTTAACTTCTCATTATTTTTTCTCGGGTACACATTATTGGCCGCATCTATTTTGGCAACTACGTTACCAAAGGACCAGTTTAATAGGGGTGAGCCGTTGTAGAAAATCTTTTCTTCCCGTATAAGAACGTCCATTTTTTTCATTGGTTCGGAAAGATTGGCAACTGTCATACGGAACTCGGTAGTTGGAACTCGGTCTTTCTGTAAGTCCTGCATTAACTTAACTGTATTCCACGGGTCTAAGCAAACATCTAGGACCCGGAAGTCTTTGCACATTTGCTTCAATTCATTTTCGATGTACTCTTGATTTATCGCTTCACCTTTTGTTTTTATTAAATATCCTTTGGCCACACATTCGTCGTACAAACTATTTCTCTTTGTAAGAAGTGACGCCTCGGGAACATAGGACTTGTCGAACATATAATAATTCCCGTCCTCAAAAAATATTAGCCCTAATGAGGTTAAATCTATGTGACTAGAAATATCTACGCCTATCCTAACTTTCTTTCCTTTGAACTGTTCAAGAGTTATCGGCCTAGCACATTTAACAAGTTTATCAACGTCGTAGAAACTTTCCATTTCGGAAAGCCAAATATTTAAATGCTTAACCTTAAAGTTAGGTAAATCTTGAGGCTGCTCGATTGCCTTTTTAGCTTTTGCCTCAAAGGTAACTGCATCAACTGAATGTCCGTAACTCGGATTCGCTTTCTTCCAAGTTGATTCCTCAAATACGTCGTCACCCTCGTCGATAGTATAAACGACAGCAAAAAATTGGTCGTCGTCAATCTTGTCTTCGCAAATTCTTTTTGCGTAAGAGGATTGCGAGTATCCCACCGAGTCCACGCTAAAGCCCGCAGTAGTAATACATAGAGTAAGGGAGTCTTTACGTTTAGACATACCAGAATAAATTACGTCGAATACTTCTCGGGTCATTGCATGAAGTTCGTCGCATACCGCAAGTACGTCATTCAATCCGTCGAGTCCGTTTTTGTCCGAAGACAAAGCCCTAATCATGGAGTTAGATTTTTTATGCAATATCGTATGGGCTAAAACTTCTACGCCGGTTTCCCGACGAAAGGCTTTTGACTTCTGAGCCATTGCCCTTGAGGAATCCAAGACTATTCTTGCTTGGTCTTTTTTTGTGGCCACGTTTGCAATCATGTTTCCGTTAGGATTATCTAACGCTAGAAAAAATAAACTGCATTGGGACGCCATTGCCGATTTACCGCAGCCCCGAGGAACTTCCACATGGGCAATGCGGAATCTACGGAAGTTCGTAGATTTATTTTTGAACCCCATTATATTTATCCATACCCACTTTTGCCACGGGAGATAAACTATATTCGGAGTATCCCAGTTACCAATTACATGGGGGAATTTTTGTACTAGGCGCAAATATCTTTCAGCAAAGTCGGCATCAAAATAAAATGTTGCCTCTTTGTTATCTAAATCTCTTAAATATCTTTTAACTGCCCCGACAACAAATTTGCAATTAGGTATTCTGCCGCTAATAACATCGTTAGCGTACTCATGTGCGTCGTAGCAGTTAGGGTGAGTGGCGGGATTAAATGGATTATTCAAATTCACCTTTCCCGTCGTCAGAGTCCTCTTTATCTTTTTTAAGAATTAGTCCTAACATTTTTGAATACACCGCTATTTGGCCGATTACTTTAGTCCTCTGTTCAATCTCCGGTCGCATCTTTACTTGGAACCCGTTACGGCCAATAGACTCGTAAGTGTGGCCAAGCATTTCAAGGACATTGCGGAGATTTTCATACTCAACGTGCAAGTCACAAAGTATTTGAAGTTGATTTAAATGCCCGGGTTTAAAATTTTCTCTCGATGCAATGTCGTCAATGTAGCCATTCCATTTAGAAATAAATGTCGGGTGTCTACTCGGAGCAGGATATTTATTTTTTGGCTTCATAATAAATCCTCTGCGGGAATTTTCGCTATAGATTTTATTTTAAAGTCCCCGTAAATAGAGTCTTTCGACGGGTAACATTCAAAGGCCGGTTTCCCGTCAATGGTTCTGAAAGTTCTTAGGAAATACATTGCCGAAGTGAAGTCTCCCGGAAACTCTCCGTCTTTAATTTTTATATTACGACTCTTAATCGCAATTTGCTGTACTTCCGAGAACCACATTTCGCCTCTTTCCAACATATCAGAGTGCATCTTAACAGCTTTAGAGTGGCTTGGCAAATCGGTCAATACTTTGATTGTAGCTTTTTGCCAATGGAACATCGACGAGTGCGCTAACTCCCAAAATTTTCTTCCGATGTATTCTCCTGAACGGAATAACTTTTCATTGTTTCCGTGCTTTAAAATCCAACGGCCAATTTGAGCAACATACTTAATATCGAACTCGGGACTATCATCGAACTCAATCTTTTCAGAAAATTGTTGGATTTCATCTTTAGTTAAAACTGAATCTAATCTTTTTCCAGACAGAGTAATGGGTGCAAATTTCCTTGCGTCGAAAGAAATATAATTATCCCGGGGCTTATTGTTGGAGATAACTATTGAACAATGTATTTTTGTAGAACGGGTTGTGTTCTTAAATTTTTCTTCAATAGGTACTGTTCCGTTAGGAATCTCTTTCATTATATTTTCTTCGTCGTAAGTATATTTTAATTCGTCGAAGTGAATGTAGGTACAGTTAGCCAACTGAGAATTAAAACTTCCGACCAATGTACTTTTCTTTCCGTCTACTGAATTATGATTTCCATGAAGCGCACGGATAACCGACTTCATTCTGTTCTTACCTACTGCCGGGTCCCCGCAAAGTACGAGGTAGACTTGTGCCCGTGAAGTTATTGATTGGTAAATCCAATGCAAGAAAAACTTTCTGTCCATTTCATCAGTAACTTGATTAAAAAGAATTTCAATTTCCCTCGGGAGTTCGTCGGGAACTTCACCCTCGTAGCTTAACCATGCGGGCGGGATATAGGCGTTGATATGGTCTACTTCCTCCCGTGAGGTTAATTTCTTTTTGTATAAACCCTTTTGTCCTCGGGGATTATAGTCTCTGATTAGCGGCATTGCCGCTTTGTCAGGTTCTTTTATGTCCATTAAACTTATGTAGTGGTGTGCGGGAATCTGCGAAACCCGGTCGTCGTCGTTCACTAAAAAATAAGTTGGTTCTTTATCAGTAGTGAAGTCCATATCTTTAGCGAGTGTGAAATCCTGTAAGGACTCAAGTTGTTCCTCCACAATTTGACTTGTGTTAGGCATTAACCCTTTATGTTCGCACATTGCCTTAGCTAAATTTTCTACTTCCCCGTTTGTAAGTATCTTGTGCATATTTTGATTTAAGAATATTTTTGCAGTAAATATTTTCTTAGTTAAAACTGTTCCCGACATTGTGTTGTCGGGGAATTTTATGCACTTAGTTTTACCGGGTAGGAACCCCACCACTTTTAAATTGATTTGTTTTAAGATTTCTTCAAAATCTTTGAAGTCCGAATCCGAATACATTGAAACCCCTCATATTAGTCTTTGCCGACGAATAGTAAATATAACTTGAATTTATAAAAGTAAAGAACTAAAACTATTTTCGGTCATTAAGATTAGTTGCAAATTACTTCCCGAGATTTAAACCCCTCAAGTAAAATGCGCCGACCTCTAATCTTAATGGCCTTTTTTATTTGTGTTTACTTATAGTTAGATTTTTGTACTTAGGTCAAAACTTGATGCGTAAAGATATTACGCCTATTGACAATGCGCCTTACGAGATAGTAAGGCGCAATAAATTTAATTTTTGTTTGTAGAATAATTTACAGTAGTTGATGAAATATAGACCAATTTTCTGTCGCACCACATTTTACCACATGGTTGCCAACGGAAATGTCCTTTGCGAGTTCCCATTTCAACAGAATATTCTCGCCCGTGAAAATCCCACCCGAGAGAATAAATATTAAATAGTTCCGATTCGTTTTTTGGTTTTCCGATAAATTTTTCTCTGAAAACTTTTTGATTATAGATTTGCGGTTTGAGTCGCATAATATCCGCACTCGGACTGTTCATGTAAAGAATTAAATTTAGAGACAGACGTAGGATTCTCAATTTAACTTCGTCCTCAATAGGGTTTCCGAGATTTTCCAAAGAAGTATTTAAAATATCTTGCATTGTAGAGCCTTTTTTATATCTCGCACCGATATAAATTCCCGCCATAATTCCTTTTTCGTCGGGGTGTCCAACCAAATACAGAGTAATCTTATGTTCGTCTTCCGAAGAATTTGAATGATAGCCCAACATAGTTTTCGGCGGGAGTATCGTCATTACCATTTCTTTGTATTGATATTGGCTGTCACATAAAAATCCGTCTTTAAAAATAAAGTTGAAAGCCTTTATTCCGTCAAGTCCCCAATTCCCCACTTCGGAAAAATCTACAGTATCTAAGGCGTCGGCTAAAGATTCCGAAACAACGTAGGAAACTTTATCATTATTTATTGCTACCGACGCCACGCTATGTAAAGTAGTTAATCCGTCACGCAATAATATATTTTTTGTTTCTTGTATCTGCCTCGCTAGCGGCAGCAATAGTGCAGGGTTTCTTACATAGTCGTTTACTAATGTTGTCGATGATACTTTTCTCATGTTCCTAATTCTCCTAAGAATGTTAATTTTCTTCTTTCTAAATTTAATTTTCTTTGCACTTGCCAATCGGGTGAGCCGTGGGAAATTAAAGTTTTACTTTTTAAGGATACGGCTTTTCGGATTATGAAATCTGCTACTTCGGGGTCAATAGTATTTAGATTTGCCACAAATACTTTTGAAAAAACATTTCCGTTCAATGTTGCAACATTGTACCCGTGATAAAACCTAAATATTGTTCCGAGGTATTCAAACCTAATAACTCCACTTTGTATCTTTCGGTTTTTTATCCTAGTTATTAGTCTTCGGCAATAATTGTTATCAACAAAAAATTCAAAAAAATCTCTACTACACCCTACGACTAAAACTTTATACACTTTCTGTTCGGTCATGTGCCCAACTCATTAAATATTTGTAATCTAGGGTCTACGTCGTTAATTAACATTGTGGAAAACGCCTCGTAATTCTCCCTCATTTTTTTACTAGGCAGATTAAGACCTTTCTCCAACCTAGTTGCTAAATTGTGACAATGGTTCAGATAGCGATTGTTGCTAGAGTTATCCGCATACTTGTCCCTGCGTATAAGTAGTCGGATATGGTTGGCAACTCTCACCCTATGTTCTGGAGTGTCCTCTTTATACCCCATAAATTATGTTCCCAACTTATCGAAAATTGCTAGTCGGCCTTTTACTCTATTCAAAGTGCTTAAGGTTATCGGGGAGAGTTTAAGTTTGGGGTTATTGGTTAAAGCCTCATAGAAGAATTGCACCTTTCCCTCGTCGTCACAATCAACGTGAGCAAAGGATATTTCCTCCGCCGCCTTATTTAAACTCTCAACGGAGTCAAACTCCAAAAGCCGGATTCTATTAGAAAGTAAAATTGAGTTAATTATTTTCATGCCCGAACCTCCTGTAATCATTTTACTATGTCTTCTCGGATAACCAGAATAAATACTAATTGTTTCTCACTTTGGAACATTAAATTTATGGCGCATTTTTTTGCCCCACCTAATCTCTGCCAAGTTTTTATTTCTCTCTACTGATGCCTCTTTATATGTGTTGTAGCCAACGTCACCTATAATGTCCCAATCTGAACCGGCCAACTTATAGGATATGTTAGTCCCCTCAACGTAGTAGTAACTCTTTCCAATACCAACTCCCGTATTATTGTAAGACTCTAAAGATTGTTGGGCCAATTTAGATAGGCGGATTTTTCTATACGCAATAGTGGCCAAAAATTTCTTAAGTATTTTTTCGTCCGTCTGCCGGACAACCGGGTTATGCCCGCTTTCCCGCAATTTGTTGTAGGTTTCTAAAAGCTCCTCGGACGACTCAAAACTTAACTCCGAAAATTTCCAATATAGTGTAGGGGTACGAACTCGCATGAAATCAAAATACTGCCAAAGCTCCATTTATGCAAATTTTAGGAAATTTATTGAAAAGTATTCAATTTGAAAATACCTAGTGATTACAGACACTTATGCCTGAGAGTGTCTTAACACCCCGTAATCATTGAGGAATTTGGCCTAAGTGCAAAAAACACCACTATTTAATACTTTATATAAATATGAATATAAACTAATGCGAAAATTTTTTTATAGATATATTTCCGAAAACGTGGGGTCGTTCCAAATTCATTTTAGGATTTCAAGCACTTAGCTCACTCTCAGGCATATTGTCGAAAAATGGAGTTCTATTACATCAATGATTTCAACTACTTACAACGAAATGTTCAAAAACGAGTAATTTCAACTACTTAGCTCACTCTCAGGCATAAACCTAAAAATTTCCTCATTTTGCTAAATAGGGGAAAGTTTATCTGGTAAATATTTTTGTGTTTAAGGGGCTCGATATAAAATCCAAATTTCCCGGAATTTTTTGAAATTTGTTTCCGCCGGACGTTCTGAAAGGGTGGACTGAAAACCGGTCGGAGTGAATAATTATGCGCATAATTTCATTTTAGGTGCATAATTATTCACAACTTATTTGGCCAAATCGTTTAGGGCAGAGTTAAGCCGATATGTTCAAAACCAGCGTGATTTCAACTACTTAGGACAGTTTTGACGAAAGTTGGGCACTCTTTTTCAGGCCGTACTTTCGCATTTTTTGAGGGGCTTATTATTCCCCAGTAATATCAGGTACTTAACAGGGTGTCAGGCATGACTCAATACCTCATGG